ATCTTTGATCCATTTTCTAATTCTATATTACCTTTGTTCCATACAAGAATACCCTGTTGCATCCATTTGGGCAAGTTCTCATATGCAGTTGCAAGTCTTGCTAAAAGTTCTCTTGCAGTTGATGCCTTGTTTGCAAGAATACCAATATTAACACTATCATTAAAGATTGCATAGTGTAAAAGATAAGAGACCACAGTGGTAGACTTACCAGTCTGATGAGGCATCTTACAGATATTAAATCTGTTGTGATGGAAATTTTTAATAAGTTTCTCTTGAAAGTTATATGGAGTAAATTGAGTTAGTCCTTCATCAAGAGAAACAATCTTTACGTAGTTCTTTGCAAAATAAACAGGGTCATCCTTACAACTAATAAATTCTTCAATATTACTAGAACTGAATTCAATCGGCGTATTTGCCTTCTTCAGATTGGGATTACCAAGATATACATCAGACATATTTAAAACTTATTATTTTTTACCGGCCATGTAATATGTAGTGCACAAGTCAAAAATAATATAAAACCAATTACAAAAAGAGTAGACATATCATTCAATCAAAGTACCATGTGCTCTGCGTATTTCTCTCAGTTCCTCAAAATCTTTCACCTTAGTGCCGCCATCATAGGGAAATGCGTATCCTTCTTCAATCATTTGTTCGTTAAGGGACACGTTTCCGTCCCCAATGTAAAGCCAACCCAAAAGACGCCCATATTTGCCAACGCCACCAACAAGTTCAGTACGAATAACAAGGTCATCATCACCAGCCAACGCCCCTTCCAGTTTTTCTTTGAGCCAGTTTGTTGCGTCAATTCCTAACTCCTTTTCCTCAAGGTCTCTCGTCCTCTTCTCTGGCGTATCGACTCCTGCAACTCTTACTCTTTCTTTCTTATATAGATCAAATCCCAAATCAATTGTTACATCCAGCGTATCTCCATCGAGAACTCTATTGATCTCTACCACTCGGAAGTTGTAACAACTCTTCCTGTTCGGCGGTTTCATTTCTGCCATCTTCCTCTAACTCCTGAAATGCTATTCTCATAATTGTATATATGTAATAAGCAACTCCGGTTAGTAATATAATCATACACCAGATGATACTCCATGTCACACCAGTGACATCATCTATCGGTCTAAGAAATAAATTCATTCTTTTGGTTTTGAATTTTTACTCGGTATCATTTGATATGCCAGTTTATCTCGCAACTTATTAATTCTTTCCTCATCAAAGTGAGCAAAGTTTGGATATTTTTCTACTTTTTTATAGTAATGTAAGGCATTCTGAATGATGGTAAAATCTTCCATCGTCAATTCAAAGTTCATAAGTTTTCAAATTTATATTCAAGTATTACTCTGTATAACCCATCTCTCAAGTACCACAAGTGTTCTTGTTCTAGTGGATGTCTGGCAGGAGATCCCTCCCAAGTTTCCAATCTCTTACAAACACAATGATGTAAAAGATGAATATCTTCTATTGAGAAATCTAATTTATACACAGTGTTCTTTTATTTTATCTGTATTTAGTTGTCTTCATAATACCAAAAATCATTCCAATCTTCATCTATTGCCTCATATATTGGGCATGGTTCTTCCATGAGAAGATCATTCTTTGATTTTGCAATTCTCTCTCGGAGAGTTCGTTCTTGTTCCTCTGTCATTCTCGGTATTCTTGCAGGATGTCCAATACTCTATTTAAAGCGTCATGAGCACCTTCTTTCTTCTCTTCGGAAAAGCAATTAAACATATCTAAACTATCATCATATAAATCTGTTTTTAATTTATAGATCCTAGAAAGAAGATCAGTCTTTGTAACGTTACCACTTGGCATTTCTTCAGTCTCCATTTTGAAGTTTTTCATCTAATCTCTTATCCAATACGTCAAGTCTTTTATCCCATGTATCACCACCATCCATACCCTTCATTGGATTGATGCATTGATGATCACCTAGTCTATTACATACAAGACCTGCTAAATCTAACTCATTACCTTTGTTTCCAGTTCCTGACCAATAGTGTTCTCCATTGATCCAGATTGCACGACATTTTGGACATTCTTTCCTGTTAAGGGTCAGGTCAGAAAATTCTCTATCGTTGGTCATTTTTAGGTTCCTTCTGTTTTAATTCTTTAAGTTGAGGTAATGATGATAAATTAAGTTCTTTACGTAACTTACGTGCCATAAAGTACATTCTTACTTTGATAATTGAAAATCTCAAATGTAAGTCAACATAAGTGAAAAGACGCATAGTGCTTTCATAACCACCGTACGCAAATAAACATGCAATAATAAAAACGGTAAGGTAAAAACCTATTATAGTTGTTTGCATGAATTCATTCCCGTAGAAATAACCTTAAGTTATTAATGTATATAGATGATACAGTGTTGTCAACATTAATGCTGTAAAAATTAATACTTGACAGTATCGTATTTCTTAACTAGAATATCTTTGTTAAGGTTGATAGGATAGCTATAAGAACTATTAGAGTATCTTTAGATCAATTATCTACAACTAATAAATCAAACATTGATGAAACCGTACATATTAAAAGGTACAAGTCCCTCATCAACAGAAACAATTTTTATATATTTCTTTGCAAAATATACGGGATCTTGCTTACACTTAATAAACTCAGCAATCTCTTCTTGAGTAAACTCAATAGCAGTATTTGCTTTTTTTAGATTCGGATTGCCAAGATATACATTATCACTCATAAAAATTACCTAGTTTCTCTCCACTGAAATGCATTGTAAATATCTGTTTCACTAGTATCAGATAAATTTTCTACAATAATAGCAAAAATATTACTATCATTAGCATCAATGTTTTGTGCAATATAAGATCTTCTTGCAGTAGTTGGATTAAATGCAACCATAGATGATGCTTGCTTTCCTGATGGATTATTTGCAGCAAGTAATGTTGAATTTTTCAAGTCACCACCAGTTGTTGTAAAATTAGTCCCTGCCGTAACATTATATTCAACTGCAGAATCATCATTAACACTTACCCAAGTTCCACCTGTAATATTACTATTGCCTGGTAATCTCCAAATCTCAAGTCTAGCATTTGTAGATTCACTCAATACTTCAATATCAGTCAATCTAACTGTTGTTCTATTTGGAATTCCTTTGAATGTATTAGATAGTCTAATAGCACCTACACATTGTCTAAATGTACTTTGTGTATTTCTTGATAAGGTAATTGGCCCGTTATGTGCAGCAAACTCAACACCAGTTTCAACATATCCACCTTCACTCAATACAGTGGAGCAGATTTGTTCCATTGATGTAATACCAACAGCAGATCCTGTATTGGCAATTTCGCATCTAATTGGAAGTGATGGTAAACTCCAATATGCATGTTCTTCCACATTAGCATGATTAAATTCGTGGAAGTATATAGTTCTCCCACCCAGAACAAATCCACATCTTATCCTACCCACACCCAACCATTGAAAGTCTGAGACAAACAACTGTGTTTTGGTGAAGTCTAAAGATACACTGGTAATACCAGTGCCATCCATAGGATCTAAATTCCAATTAACCTGATTAACGACTATATCACTGGCAATTCCAGTATTAAAAGATCTTCTTACAACAGAAACAGTTCCGTCTCCCTCTTGCTGAACAAATACACCATTTCTATCATCATAATATCCCACTTTCTTTGTCGTATTTTCTCTTACATCAAGAAAATTAAAACTAGCCATTATAGATTGAGACTTACCAGGCATGTAATGGTGATACATTCTGGATTGGTGAATAACCTGATCTGTTGCACCAGTTCCAACAATTAATGCGATAGATGCTGTATTTGGATTTACTTCGGTTGTAGCACCAACACCAACAGTTTTCGTAAGAAGTTCTACTTCTTCACCATAAATGTGTGTATAGTCGGCAAGTGTAAATGGTTCTGATGTTCTTGATCTTCCAAAAGCATCAACTGATCCACCACTTGTACCA